CCCACTTCGCACTAGATGACGGATCAACCGTCGAGGTTAAGCAAACCTATGGTGCATCCATTCTCGTTGAGAAACGTCCAGAAGCTTTCGAGTGGCTACGCGATAACGGATACGATGACATTATTAAAAATACTGTCGCCTGTCAGTTTGGCCGTGGCGAGGACGATCAAGCGAGTGCCTTTGCTGCCTTCGCGCAACAGCAAGGATATGTCCCCGATCAAAAAACAGAGGTACACCCTCAAACGCTACGTGCGTTCGTTAAAGAACGTTGCGAAGCAGGAGATGAGTTTCCTATGGAATTGTTTGGGGCATGGGTAGGTCAACGCGCAGTTATCAAGAGAGGTAAAAAATGAGCGATAAAAAAGCTGTTGCCAAAGCTGGCAAAAACGAAGTGGCAGTATTTGATGCTGCCTTTATGGAGCAGGATGCCGGAGCAGGCATGGAGAACATGGGAACTGAAGACTTAGCTCTTCCGTTTCTGAAAGTCTTGTCTGGTAACGATCCTGTATTGGACGACGATACTGTCGATGCTCGTAAGGGCGATATTTACAACACCGTTACTGGGTTGGCGTACAAAGGTAAGGAAGGTGTCCGCGTGATTCCTTGTGCTTACCAGCGTAGGTTTATCCAGTGGGCTCCGCGTGGCAGCGGAAGCGGTGCGCCCATGGCAATTTACGAGCCGGGAGAAGAGCGGCCAAAGACGGAGCGTAGCCCCGACGACAACAAAGAATATGTTGTCGGTGGGGAGGGTGACTACATCGAAGAAACCCACCAGCACTTCGTACTCCTTCTCAACGATGATGGGTCAGCCGAGACCGCCCTCATCGCAATGAAATCCACGCAGCTTAAAAAGAGCCGTAAGTGGAACAGTATGATGGCGTCTCGTTCGATACAGGGTAAGAACGGGCCGTTTACCCCGCCCCGTTTTAGCCACATCTATCACCTGAAAACCATTGCCGAAGAGAACTCAAAAGGTTCTTGGCATGGGTGGGAGATGTCCTGCGAAGGCATTATCGAAGATGGCGATCTGTATATGAGAGCTAAGAACTTTGCAGAGAGCATCACCGCAGGCGATGTTGTGGTGAAACATACGGACGACGAAAACGGCGACCAATCAACACCGTTTTAATCAGTCACGCGACGGGGCCTTGTGCCCCGTCGTTTTTTCCGTATGGGGGCACAGATGTCATTAGAGAAATTTATGGCTATCTTCGATGGCCTGAAAGAAGCACACGGTTACTTCAAGATTGAAAAGACCGCAGCTAACGGTAAAGCGCAAGGCAAGGCGGGGGTCACACGCGAACCCCGGACTAAGAAGCTTTGGGAAAACCATCTGTCCGGCAAGGGCAACGGATTGGGTATCATCCCGATCAATGAAGACAACATGTGCAAGTGGGGTTGCATCGACGTGGACCAGTATCCGCTCGACCACAAGCTACTTGTACAAAAGATTAGAAAGTTAAAGTTACCTTTAGTAGTGTGCCGCAGTAAGTCTGGCGGTGCGCACTGCTTTCTGTTCTCAAAAGAATGGGTTGAAGCGAAAGACATGCAGAAGGCTCTGCAACACATGTCCGCGGCGCTTGGTTATGGCGAGAGTGAGATATTCCCAAAGCAGGTAAAGCTGCATCTCGACCGGGGTGACGTTGGAAACTTTCTCAACCTTCCATACTACGATCACGAAAACGGCTTGCGTTACGCATTCTTGGATGATGGTACATCCGCTGATCTAAATGAGTTCATAGAGCTATACGAAAAATACGCTCAAACCCCAGAAGAAGTGGTTAAGCTACAGATAGTAGACAGCGGTGAAACGGACTTAATGAAGGACGGACCGCCCTGTTTACAGATACTTTGTAAGCAACGCATCAGCGAAGGGGGCAGAAATAATGGTCTATTCAACATTGGGGTGTACTTACGAAAAGCGTACCCGGATAGTTGGGAGTCAGAAATACTACGATACAACATGGAGTTCCTATCTCCGCCATTGCCATTACCGGAGGTCAACATAGTTGCCAAGCAACTAGACCGCAAAGACTACGCATACAAATGCTCTGACGCGCCGATTAGCGCACACTGCAACAAAGAACTGTGTCGTACCCGTAAATTTGGCATAGGAGCCGCTGTAGCGGGCGCTACGATAGCGAACCTACGCAAGTATAACTCCACCCCACCTGTATGGTTTATGGACGTTAACGGCGAACCTCTGGAGCTAGACACGGACGCCTTGATGAGCCAGCCCATGTTCCAGAAATCCTGCATGGAGCAACTTAACTTCATGCCGCGGTCCGTGCAGAAGGCACAATGGGAAAGCCGCATTAGCACCCTGATGACTGAGATGCGTGACAACGAAAGCGCCATTATTGAAGTGGCGCAGGACGCCAGCATCAGCGGACAGTTTTACGATTACCTTGAAGAATTTTGCAGTCACCTACAGCAAGCGCAGGACAAAGAAGAAATCCTGCTCCGTCGCCCATGGACTGATGAAGAGGAGGAGGTCACTTACTTCCGTCTCAAAGACTTTGAAAGCTATCTCAAAAAGAATAAGTTTTTCGAATATAAGTCTCACAAGATCGCGCAGCGTCTGCGTGATATTAATGGCGACAGTATGGTCTTGAAGATCAAAGGCCGGTCTGTACGAGTTTGGAAAATCCCTGCGTTCGAAAGCGCAGATGTTGAACTAAAAACCCCGTCGTTCGGAAACCAAGAGGAGGCACCATTTTGAGCAGTATGTCGAAGAAGGACCGTGACACAGAAATCGTTCGGTTAATCGACAAAGAACGAATGACAATGACGGCGGTGGCGAAGTTGTTTGGCATCACCAAGCAACGTGTGCAGCAAATCTATTACAGGGAAAAGACAAAGAATGTTTAGGATTTTCGGTCCACCCGGAACTGGTAAAACAACCACGCTCCTCAACATGGTGGACAAAGCATTAGAAGATGGTGTCGAACCAACCCGCATAGCCTTTTTGGCGTTTACTCGAAAAGCGGCAAATGAGGCAAAAGAACGTGCAGCCGCACGGTTTAACTTGGACCCCAAAGAAGACTTGTTGTTCTTCCGGACGCTACATAGTCTGGCGCTCACCATGTCGGACATCCGACCAGAGCAGGTAATGCAGGAAGAAAACTATCGTGAGCTTAGTCGCACGATTGGTGTCGAACTAGGCGGACAAAAGAATACGTCGATAGATGATGACGTGCCTAGCATGGTGGCAAGTAGCGATCCGGTCCTTGGCCTGATTAACTTGGCGAGACTGCGCAAGGTCCCACTGCGGGACCAATACAATATCAGCGACATCGAACAAGACTGGAATACAGTTAACTTTGTCGCCAACAGTTTGAAAGAATACAAAGAAGCCATGGGGCTTTTTGACTTCACCGACATGCTCGAACACTTTGCCAACGGTGACGCACGTTACTGCCCTGAGTTTGAGCTTTGCTTTTTAGATGAGGCACAAGACCTGTCCCCGCTCCAGTGGGACATCGCCCACCTGCTCGACCGTCGGTCCAAGAAAATGTACTGCGCTGGTGATGATGACCAAGCCATTTACCGCTGGGCAGGTGCAGACGTAGACCACTTCATAAACTTACCGGGCGGTAGCGAAACGCTATCCAAGTCTTACCGCATACCACGTAGAGTCCATGAAGTAGCTGAGAATGTCGTGCGTCGCATTGCCAGACGATTTCCGAAGAAATACCTGCCTCGTGAGGAACCCGGCAACGTGACGCGAATCACAACTATCAACTCCCTCGACATGGCACAAGGGGATTGGTTGATTTTGTCGCAGGCGGGATACCAACTGACACCCGTGGCCAACGACCTGAAGTCAAACGGCTACCTGTTCAACTACCGCGGACGACGGTCCATCTCTGAAAAGATCAGCGAAGCGGTCAACGGTTGGGAACAAATGCGCAAGGGAAAAGAAGTATCGGGCAAAGTAGCGCGTATAATATATAGCTACATGTCCATTGGTGAACGCTTAACCCGTGGCTTTAAGAAGCTGCCGGGAATTGATGATAACGACCTCGTAACGTTTGACGATTTAGCGGAGCATCACGGCTTGCTGGCGACCAAGGAAATGATCTGGTCCGAAGCCATGGACAAATTACCCCCCACCGACCGTGCCTACATCACGGCTCTCCTTCGAAGAGGAGAGAAGTTTAATGGGATTCCCCGCATTACAGCGTCCACGATCCACGGATCAAAGGGCGGTGAAGCAGATAACGTTGTACTCTTTACTGATTTAAGTCCGGCGGCGGACGTACAGTTTCAACAGAGTCCGGATGACACACATCGTGTTTTCTATGTGGGGGTAACTCGTGCTAGAAAGAACTTGTACATAGTAGACGCGGAAGACGTATCAAGGAGTTACGACCTATGACCAGAATAACCTTTAAGAAATATATGGAGATGATGCACGAAGCAGAAGAGAAACATGGTGCGTTGTTTGAAAACGAAATCTCAGAAAAGGACTGGAACAATCCTCTGATTAAAGACGAGGATTTACCGGGCCTCACCTTAACGTGGGACATGGAACTCCAAGAGTGGTGTGTCTATGGCCCCCTTAACCAAACGGTACATTGAATGAAGCGGGAACAAATCCTCAAGAAGGCCGAGCAGACCATCAACGGAAAGCGGGCCGAAGAATATGGCGATGCCTACGAGAACCACCAGCGCATAGCTAATCTATGGAAGGTCATTCTTGATACTGACATAACCCCTGAACAAGTTTATCAGTGCATGATTGCTGTTAAGCTCTCACGATTAATAGTAAGCCCAACGCACGAGGACTCGTGGCTCGACATCTGCGGGTATGGTGCATTGGGTGGAGAAGGTAATGGCAAAGCTTCAAATGAGCATGTTCGCCCCAAAAAGTGAATGGATACCACCTATCGAATTGCCTGACATAACGTCAGCCAAAAAGATAGCAATCGACGTAGAAACCAAGGACCCCAACCTGAAGAGCAACGGCCCCGGATGGCCAACAGGTGACGGCGAAGTGGTGGGCTACGCAATCGCAGTAGATGAGTGGTCCGGCTACATACCGATCCGACACTTCGGCGGCGGCAACCTTGATGAGAAGATCGTCAACCGCTGGCTAAAGAAAGTGTTTGAGTGTCCTGCCGACAAGATCATGCACAACGCGCAGTATGACTTGGGTTGGATCAAAGCCATGGGCTTCGATGTCAAAGGCCGCATTATAGACACCATGGTCATCGCATCACTGCTCGATGAAAACAGATTTAGCTACAGCCTGAACTCTCTAGCTTACGACCACTTGGGAAAAGTTAAGTCGGAGAAAGGTCTAGTGGAAGCGGCGCGGGAGTTCGGAGTCGATCCGAAAGCAGAGATGTGGAAGATGCCCGCCATGTACGTTGGACCGTATGCGGAGGGTGATGCTGAACTTACCCTCGAACTCTGGAATTACTTCTCCGTTCAACTTGGCAAAGAAGGCTTGTGGCCTATCGCCAATCTCGAACTTGATCTCCTCCCATGTCTGGTCGATATGACCATGCGGGGTGTCCGGGTAGATACGGATAAGGTCGAGCGAACGCGGGATGGTTTGCTCAAGCGAGAACGGGAAGTCCTCAAGGAGATTAAGCGCATCAGCGGCACGGATGTCGAAATCTGGGCTGCACAGTCTCTCGCTAAAGCGTTCGATAAAGTCGGAGTCAACTATCCACGCACTGAAAAGGGCGCACCTAGCTTCACCAAACTCTTCCTCCAAGAGCATGAGCATCCACTCGCGCAACTCGTCACCCAAGCTAGGAACCTGAACAAGACATCCGGCACCTTCATCAATACAATCATGAAGCACTGCCACGCTGATGGTCGAATACACTCCCATATCAATCAAATCCGCTCTGACGATGGAGGCACCGTATCGGGCCGTATCTCCATGTCTAATCCTAACCTACAGCAAATCCCGGCCCGCGACCCTGAACTGGGACCAATGATTCGTTCGTTGTTCCTACCAGAGGAAGGTGAACAGTGGGCGGCCATTGACTTCTCGCAACAGGAACCGCGCATCTTGGTCCATTATGCGCATGTATACGGAAAAATGCGAGGCGTTCAACTGGAGGGAGCCAAGGAGTTTGTCAACGCATACAACGATGATCCGGACACTGACTTCCATACGATGGTTGCGGAGATGGCTAACATTCCGCGGAAGCAAGCCAAGACAATTAACCTTGGCATGATGTACGGCATGGGCGTGAACAAACTGTCTGAGCAACTGGACCTGTCGGTCGAAGAAGCGAAGGGCCTAACCAAGCAATACCATGACCGCGTACCGTTCGTTAAAGGACTAATGACTGG